AGATTCTTTCGTATTCTTCATTTAACTCCAGAATTTCTTTAGGTGTATCTGGTTTGAATTTTTCTGTATCGGTATAGCTTTCGTTATACCACGGACTGATTTTGTTATATAATTCTAATTCTCTTTCCGTCATAAATCTCATTACCAGTACCCTCCTTCTAATAGTCCTCTTATAATATCCGCTAGTGCATGTGATTTTAAAATAGAAAGCGTATATGCTTCAGAAAGAATCTCATTTGTTTGTACTAATTGAGTAAGATGTTTTTTCTTATACTCTTCTGCATATCCACTGATATCTCTAGCAATATTATAATCGTTCTTATCAATCATATCAAGTAGTTTCGCGTTAAATTTGCGCTTTGCTTCAGCATAACTTACGCCATTTTGCTCCGCATATTTGTTTACGTATTGATATTGTTGATAATGCCCAAATTCATGGATGATAGGACTCATAGAATCATCATCTACTGCAAAGAATTTCCAAGGCTTACCGTCTTTTTTCCAAAACTCATTTGCTGTTTTGAGCCGCTTCACTATCGCCTTATGATTAGGAGTAGTTGCATCTAGGTAAATCGTGTTTGTACTTGGTGAATACGAACCAAAAGCACTTGGTCTTCCTAGGTCCTTCTTAGCGTCCATAAGAACAATACGAGGTTTCTCAGCACCTCTTGGTAAATCTAACAGTTCTAGTGCTTTATCCACCTGTTTCTCGTAATAATTGATGCTCTTCTTAGTCCCTTTCAAGCTGTCAGACACATACATGTCATGGTTTGAAGTTATTACCTTACGACCTTTAAAGCTGATTTGTTCATCTTTAATAGTTCGTTTGCTGCCTAATTGATGTGCCTTCATGTTCTTTGCTTTCATGTAGTCATCATCATCGGACATCAAAAAGCGACGTTCATCAATGTCTTTTTTCCACTGATCATACGTTCTAAACGATATCTTTTCTCCGGTCTCATTATCTCTTCGATAATCTGGATTGATTCCATCGACGATTGTGATAGTAGTGCAACGGCAATTGATATCCATACCAGCGACACCAAAACATCTTGGCCCGATTGCCTTAAACCCATCAGACACAAAAAACTCATCAATCTTCACTCTTTGACCATCTAAGTGACCATGGGATTTACGAGTCTTTCTGTCTAATGCAGCAAGCCATTGCTTTTGTAAGTCACAGCCTACCTTTTCCATCTCTTCATACGAATTCTGCCTTGCTTGCGTTCGCATTCGTCCACCTTCAGTGCGAGCAATCCGCAACGCTTGCCTGTAATTCGCTTCTGAGTTACTTGATATTACACTAGCTATTTCAGCGTATCCATGGCCTTGTAAGATTCCAGAAGTGATTGCACCCTGGGAGCGATTCGCTAATCTATTTCGTGCTTTATACAAGCGTTCAGATAACGTCTTACTAGCAACTGGCCGTCTTACCGCTGACCTAATAACATCATCTGGAAGAAACGCTATCGGCAAATCTGCTTGCTGCGATTCTTCCACAGTGTAGTAACCACCGTAATAACCCGTTTCAAACTGTTCTTGTTTGAAATTCTCGATTACAGTTTTAGTTTGAGGATATACTTCTTGGAGTTTTTCAACAATCTCGTCTGTCAATTGTTTTAACCTACCAGTTTGTTGTTGTTTCCAATAAGGTAAATCCTCATACTCTTCGAGATATGCTTTCAATTTACTCTTAACATCTTTCAACGTGTCCGAGTAGATGTGATACAATTCCCTATTCATTTTCAGGTCTTGAATCTTCTCCAGTCTCTGCAGTTCCTGTTCCCACTGATTCATCGTTATCACCTACTTCTGAATCTGCTTCAATAGCTTTGCGAACCTCTTCAACATCTAAGTCCCATTGCTTGCAAATCATATCAATAACAGTATCTTCTCCTAAGTATGGAGCACTTGATACAATGGCATTGATAAGTGTTTGCTTCGTTTCCGCTTCTAGCTTATCAACGTTCGCAATATCCGATTCATTAACAATCATTTCTGGTTCAATCAGAATCTGAATTCCTTCTGTTGTGTAATTTGTTTGATTCAATCGGTTGATATCATCAATAATTGCATGCAGCGCCCACTTCAATAAAGAACGTAAGCGAATCTCTACCTTGCGACACTTCATTTCAAGAAGTGTATATCGTGATTTAATCACCACATTCGTTACGTTTCCGTCTCCAGTTTGTGAATTGTCAAATCCCATACCGAATTTGTAAATCGCTTCTTTGTCGATTTCCAATTTCGCTTTTCGTGCTTCAAAAGGAATATCGAATGTCTTCAAATCAACGTTTCCTTTGTTATCTGGGTTCCCTACATTCACAATTCCGCGTGCTTTAATATTCTGACGCAGTTCTGAAAGGTTCGTTCCACGGAAGCCAGATACAACATAAATCGGCTTGTCATAGTCCATTAAGTTATTGGACAAGAAACAAGCCATCAAATCATAATCATCAATTAGCGCCTTGATTGGTGCTAAATCCGACTTCTCACTGTGGTTATTCGATAATTTGTAGAAAGGAATTCGGCCATAAGTACGTGTTAAATACGTTCCGTTATCCGCTTTTGCAACCACATGAGGTTTAGGGTTCTTCGGACGGTCTTTGTCAAAAATCAATTTGCCGTTACGGTCCGTTTTGAAGAACGTCACGTTTTCATCCGTCCAGCGTTCTGCAAACATTACATCTAACAGCTTATTCTCGACTTGCATTTGTTTCTTGTAATAACGAATAACTGCAACTTCATCGTATGTTTCATCATAGACCATGAACGTCTTTAAGAATCTTGACACCTGGAAGCATAACTTGTCATCCGCATTCGTTCTCATGTACGCATAAGTCGCACCGCTGATGGACACGTCTTCTAATAACTCTGAGACGAATAATTGGAAGTCTTCATCAACATATTCATCAATCAAACGTTGCAGCTCGTCATTTTCTTTCGCTTCAAATCGAACTGGATTACTCATCAAGTAATTCACTTTCTGGTCCACCAGCTCAGTGAAGAAGCTATGCGGAATCTGAACATTCGTTGCATACTTATCTTCTTTCAGAACACCGTTATCGTCCAAATAGAAAATACGGTTGTTCTTAATATCATGATCACTCTCGTAATACCGGTTAGCCGTCTGAGCTGCTGAATAGGATTCTTTCCCTATTTGCTCTTTGATAGCCGTATCAATTGCTTTAGCAGCAATATCATAATCTTTACTCATAATTTCTTCGATTTTTATTTCAATCACCCCACAAATCCATTTCTTTTAGTAACGTTCGAATACAATGCATAACGCAACGCATCCATAACGTCATCAAACACCTTAACAGGCAATCCTGTCTTCTCATCCCAAGCATATTGATAAACTTCTTCATCGAAGCGAGGGATAGCGTTTCTTAATACATATAATTTATTCGTCTTGAAGCCTTTCGCCACAACTTCAATTCCAGATAAGATAGATTTATCAGCATTAAACGCGTTCAATCCATCATTCCACAATCTGTTAACATGTTCTGGACGTGCAGAATCGCAATAGAACGGGATGTTCTCACCGTATTTATCAGCGTATTCTCTTGCTTTTAACGCCCAAAAATCAATATCTTTATGCTTTTCAGCACATCCATCTACTAAATACCAGGTCCCGTCATCCGTTTCTCCAATCACTACCATTGCACCATAGTGTTCATAACCCCAGTCGACGCCCACGAAATAGTTGTTGATTTTATCATAAGGAACATCGTCCACATAATGAACTTCACGGTTGAAGTCCTTGTATACCGCACCTTGGCCAATGACCCAAAGCCCTTCAATATCTCTATCCCAAAATACCCCCGAAGGAGTAGCTTTCTTGATGCTCTCACGATATCGTTTCGATAAGAACGTGTTATCATCCAGTTTAAAATGCTCGTTGATGATGTTTTCACTTTCGTTATCGATGTAATCTCGTTTTAACCAGTGATTTGGATTGTCTGGGTTTGTATCTGCCACAATCCGAGCGCCTTCACCAGAACAACGTGAAACAATCTCTTTAAATACCTGTTCTTTTGCAAGTGACGCTTCGTTTACGTATGCTCCAAATGCCGTCATTCCTCGAATGTTTCCAAGTCCTGAAATCGTTCCAGTGTATGCCTGGATAATCTTTACACCAAACAATCGGAAACTGTTGTGCTTATCCACTTTGAATTCCATACCGTAGCGGTTATACAGCTCTTGTAATACGTTGTTTTGAATAGTACGGCTTGATACTCCAGCTAGGATGTATTGAGGTTCTGCAATCCCTAATTCATTCGCGATCTTACGAACACGAACTAACTCTTGCAGGAACACATCATTATTCAATACTGTTTTCCCTGAACGTTTTGCACCATGCAGCACACAGATAAACCAATCAGAAGCACGAAGACGTTTTGCGACTTGAATTTGTTTAGGAGTGTATACATCACGCAAACTCATCCAGTTCATCTCCCAACTTATTCAAATATTCAGCAACTTTTGATTCGTTGCTTTCGTCCATCTTCGTTACTTTCGACTTAAGAACCTCGATTTCTTGTTGTAGTTTCTCATTTACTAATTCATCCCCAACGACCGCCATCTTATTCATGCCTTCAAGAGCGTTCACAAAAGCATTTGAATTAGCTTGTCGAACACCTTGCAATTTAATATCTTCCTTTGCTTGATTCTTAAGCCATTCATACTCGTTGAATGCTTGTTCCCTAGACCAAAGAGCCATGTTTGAGAATTGTTTTAGTAGTTCTCTGTATCTTAGGGTAACCTTAGGGTCTTTTATTAACTTTGAAGCTTGCACATCAATAGCTTGTTCTGACATCCTGTCAGTTTTATAAGCACTCTTATACGCTTGCCTTTGAGATTGTCCAGCAACGAGATTCTGAACAAATAACTCTTGTTTTGTTGTTAATTTACTCACTCACCGAACCACCTCCCAATGAATACATAAAAAAAGAGCCGTTCAGAACGACTCACACAATTTTAAATAAAAAACCTATTGAGTTCATCACCCAATAGGAAAAAATAAAAGGATTCTAAACCATGAGAAAAAAGAATATCTCTTTCCACAACTTCCACATGATAACTATATCATAGATTCATTAGTACTACTCGGTACAGAGTTGTCTTTTTTAGTACATCTTTCAATTTTTTTAACAGCTTCATCATGAAGAATGAATAGTGTAGTTTTAGAGATTTGTAATTCTTCAGCAATTTCATCCCAGTTCTTAGAAGAGATGTATTTCATCCAAATAATTGTTCTCTCTTTGGAATTGTCTAATTGTTCGATTGCCTGGATAAGTTGATATTTCAAATCAATCAAGTTATCAACTCTTTGGTCGATATACTCACTCAAGCTAATCAGTTTGACGTAAGCATCGTCTTTAAGACCTACTTTCGACTCTTGCACATTCACTTCTTTTAGAGAAGGAGATTTTAAGAAAGAATTATTCAAACGATCTAACTCTTCCATTTTTGTTTTTATTTCCAAATCGATTAAGCGAATTTGTTTCAATTGATGTTTAATTCCCATTTTTCACATCCTCTCTAATCCGTTTCATTAAGGTTGACCCGAACTCTTCCGTATTCGATAAATAATCAAAATACTGGCTGAGAAAGAACCGTTCGCAGTCCGTTTTTACGTTCCACGCTTCTCTATGATGCCTATTTCTAAAATGCTTCTCCTTCAGATTCCAATCAGATTTTACAATCCCTTTATGAAGCAAGTATCTTAAAGCTGTTTTGTAGTCATCAACGGCTCTTTCAATGATTCCAGCACATATTCCGTAATAACCTCTTTCGTCCATTATTCACCTCATAATAGAGCTTCTAACTTATCGATTTGAAAACCTGCCCACGTTTTTGTTTCGTCGCTTAGTTCATCATCAATAGCAACGACCGGAAGTGTTTGCCATCCATAATGTATTAGTAGTTCCAACGCTCCTGGATTCGCCTCGATGTCTATTGTTTCAAAAGGAATCTTGTTCTTAGTGAGATAGATTTTTGTCATTTCGCATTGCATGCAATTTGGTCTAGAATAAACTGTTAACATCGAAATCCTCCTTATCGACAGATAAACCTATCAAACTGTTGAAGCTAAAAAACGCCCTTTTCTTCTTGCCATCAGACGCACTTACATAATTAAATGTAACAAGGCTCGTCACATATGATTCTTGTTCTAAATTAGTCACGTTTTCAAATCTTAATGTTTTTCCATTTTCTAAATATAAAGTTAGTTCCATTGCTATCCCTCCTTTAAGTCAAAAATCTGTTGTAAAACATAATCCCGTTCTTTTCTATTCAATCCACCTATCACATCGTTTGTAATTGGTGTGCTGTAATCAATGCCCCAATTACCATTTTCATCAAACCTTAAAACTGCAATTTCAATTCCAAAGTAAATGTAATTTAATTTAATTACACTTGCACCGTACCCATTAGGAAACTTGTAAATGGTTTGTGGATAACCTAAATAATTTTGTTCTTTGATATATTTTTTGAATTGTTCGCTGTAAGTTAAATCCATCACTGTGCCTCACAATCCACAAACAGTTCTTTGATTTCATCACCAAACAATTCAATAGCACGTTCGGCATCTTCACTATTTTTGAAATAGCCGAAAATCGAAAAAGAATTTGTAACATTAGTCCATAACGCTTTAACCTCTTCTTCTGTGTAATTAATATCCCATTTTTTATCACTCCAATCAGGCTTCCAATCCCCATTGCACTCATCACGAAATGCTCTGAATCGTGTAAGCAAGTTTCTGCGTTTTGCTTCTAGCAAGGCTGCTTGTTTGGTTGGGAAGATGTGACCCTGGTTAAATGTTTTTTTATTAGCGACACAATTATCCCAAAAAAGAAATTTAACTAAACCTCTAGAATTAACAATATAATATTTATCCCTATCCTTATACGGGCATTTCATTTCCCACCCTTTTCCCAATCGTTCAATTTCTGCTTTCATTTCGTTTAGCTTTGCTTCCATATCTGCTGCTTGTTGTTTTAGTGTTTCTAGGTTTGTCATTGTTTTTGTACCCCCTATTTTTTGTTATCCTTTCATGATATCTTGGATTGACGTCACAATCTCTGCGATTGAACCAATTAATAATAGAATTGACATAATTGCTACGTATGTCAATAATGGCAGCATGGCTGCAACCCACGTAATTGGAACTCCAAATATTTTAATAATTGCTAAGAATATGCTTAAACTTAACGCTGCTCCAAATATATATATTAGTAGTTCTCCTTTTTCTTTCATCCTCACTCATCCTCCTAATCAACGTATAACCGTTTGATTCTGTCGCCAAATTTTTTGATAGCTTCTAAACAATGCTCTCTGTCGTAGAAATATCCGAAAAGTGGGAAAAATGTACCTTTTTCCGTTCCGATATAGTCTAATTCGTTATAAATAATACAGATACAAAATCTTTCTTTATAAGCAAGATTATTAAACTCTATTTCTTTTTCCTTGTTGCACTTATCTTTAAATTGGTTAAACTCATATAGCAGCGCTCGTCTGTCGCGTTCTTTTTCCGCGTCTTCGATTGTCTTAAATGAATTATTTTGTTGAACTGCTTTTCCCCATGCTGCGTGTCCGTGACTATTTCCAGGAAATATTTCGTTAATTTGTCCGAATTCGTTTAGCATATATATATTTCTCTTAATAT